AATGCGGTTCCATAGTGCATCAATTGATTTGTAATCAAACGGAACTAATTCTTGAATTGCTGCGACTCGTTCGTACCAATTAACACCACTGGGACCCGTTCCATTTTGATTCCAATGCAGGAAGAGGGAGTAGTACGCCCATTTACCAGATTCAACACCCACATGATCACTTGCGTACGTGTTGTCAAAGTGTTTTTGTGTCTTAATTATAATTCCATCAGCAACTGTTTCAGGAGCTCCTGTAGGTGAGTAAACCAAAACAATATTTTGAATGTTTGTATCACCAACGCCATTTAAATTTGGATTTGCCAATGCTAAAGGCGACCACGACAAACGAACTCTGCCATGGTCAACCGCTTGGGCAGAAAGAAAGGCTTCAACACCAAGACCAGCAACCGGAATAAGAAAACCATCAGCCCTAAGAGCAGAGTCAGAATCAATTCGGTTAGTCCCACTCGGAGCAGTTGTGTCTGTTGCTCGTAGGTATGAACCAAATGGGTTTGCGTCGGGGCTGGCAGCAAGGTCAGCCCGTCTAACCCTAAAAGATACAATAGCCATTACACCTCGGTTATCCCACCACTACCGTTCACCGTGATCTCGGTGAGAAGGAACAACTTGGTGTTATCGGCCTGTACTCCATAAACGTTTGGACTTGCACTAATTAAATCAATACCAGATGTTGATGTGGTGAACTTTGTGATGTTTACGTAATCAACACCAGAAACGCTCATAATTAATCGATATAGTTCGCCAATTGTAATTTTTTGTCCAAAAGAAACAGCGTCAAATGGGAACAAAGTACGAACAGCGGATTGGACGTCGTCAACAATTTTGTCTTGAATGTAGGCGGAAAGAACCGCAAGATCACATTCAATTTTCACTTTTTGTAGGCTGACCGACGGCATAATTACTGAGTTAACTCCAACCATCTCCCTTGGTCGCAGGTATTCATAAATCAAATCCCGATACGAATTGTTCAAATACAGAGGACTTGTAGTTGCGCCCTCAGCAAGTGTTCCGTCATATGAATCCTGCGGAGTAAGTGCAAGAATCTCAACCTGGGCATTCATGTACGTTGTTACGGAAGCTGACACACTTGCCGATGCCACATTTGCCGACGCAACATCATACAAAAGAGAAGACCCAGTTGACCCAGCTTTTACAACAAACGTACCGTCAAAGGGTTCACCCACTCCAAATATGGCAATTGTTTCACCAACTGAAAGTCCATGCGCCGAATCAGTAGTCAACGTGGCAACACTTGCTGATAAAGCTTTGTTTGTAATTCTTCCTCGTTTTGCAATCTTACCAACATTGACTTTTGCCGTTGCCTTAACAATACCGGGCACACGTAAAGTAAGATCAATGTAATCCTGCAATGACACGGCCCTGTCCTGCGAACGAAAGGCGGCTGGAATGTTGTTTTTTAGTGACGCAGCACTTTCTGAATCTGAACCACCAAAAGCCCGCGATGTGTTTGGAGTAATAACAATTCCGTCGTACGACGGCCCCAAATTGTTAGTAAGTGCTTGAAATTCTTTAATCGCATTGGATGCTACGTTTCCAGCAGAGCCGCGACTGCGACGATATACAATGTTGATTAATGCATTATTGGTCGGGACTTTTCCATGAACCCCGTTACCAAAATTTAAGGTAGACGAATCGTCAGAATTAAGATCAACGGAATAAACAAGAGCAGTGCTTGGGTATTCGATAAGGCGCTCGACGTTTCCATAACGAATTGCGTTTCCACCCACTCCCTCAAAAACGTCAACACGAATAGAACTGTGGACCACTCCAGTTTTGTCTAACGTAAATTTTTGAGTAGCCAAACCGTTACTAGTAAACGATTGGGAAAAGATTTCTCCCTCAACCACCGGAACAGTCACAGTAATTGATTTTTGATAAGTGTCATATCCGACAATTGGTGTCCCACTAACGTTAAACGCAATATTACGATCAAGAGTAAAAATAACTTTTTCAGCACCTTCTATTAAGGGTGTTGCTAAAAACTGGGTTCCCGCTGGAATTAATATTGGTGAAGCATCTGTTGCTTCAGATAAAGACGCGTTTAACTTAATAGAGGACACCGCAGCAGTGCGCCCAATCGGAATGTAGTCAAGGAGTTTTGCAATAGACAACAACGAATCACGTTGTGTTGCAGTTTCCAAAAATGTTTCTCGAGATGCTCGGTCAACGTAATAATGAAGAACATCCCCCATGTAGGCCCACAAATCCACAAGCAACATTCCAAAGTCTGACTGATCTCTGCTCGTCCACTCTGGAAAAATTAACGTGGCGCGTTCCAACAGCGCGTCTTTAATTGATGCAAAGTCACGATTTGTATAGTCAAAACTTAAAGTCATAGAATTGATCCTTCACCCAACTCGTCGGGGTTTACAATCTGAACAGTAGCTGTACGAACTCCAAATGCTGGGAGGTTGTATGTTACTTCAACCATTACGGTGTTTTCAGCATAAGAAGATAAAGTATCGTTTTTTACTTCTACCAACTTTAAGTCAAGTATTTGAGCTCCTGACACGTTTTGTTTTAGACCATTAATCGCTTCATTTTTAAATTCACTAAATACTAAAGAATCGTAATTATCAAACAATAGTTTTGAAGTATTGCCCCCGTAACTGGGATTCATTGGTCGTTCAAGAACGTTGGTTGTTAGGTAGTCCACAATTTTTTGAGAAACAATGTCTTCGGTTTTTGTAAGCACAGCAAGACCACCGCCACTTGAAATCTGCAAAGGTATTTTTAAAACTGACATAATTTAACTCGGATTTACGTTGAGAATAAATACATTTGAAAAATCAATTCCATCAGCAGTAACAACTACTTGTTCTCCAATTTTTGGAACCGACCAAACACCATTTACAGGTTTACGCCCTATTTTAGAAACAGTCACCGCTGTATCCGGTCCAAACCGTGCCGGTATTCTTACTTTTATTTCCCCTGTTGTTGAGTTTGCCAATGATACGATTGCCCTATATACCCCCACCGGAGCCCTGTTGGTATTGTTATTAGTAAACATAAGCAAACTCTCGTGAACTTACCCATCTATTATTGCTCAAAATTGACGTTGGCGGATCCCGATAAATAGAACCAGGGGGCGTTCGTAAACCTTGATCGTTTGTCGCATCCGTTTTTAAGTTTAACGTTGTGACAAAATGCGCGTTATTTACTAGGTGTCTAACTTCTGAAACAATCCAGTAACCATCAAATTTTGAGTCATATTTGTTTACAAAAGCCAACCTTCCCGGAAGAGCTGTAGAGATTCCAATTACAGACACTTTCGCGTTCATTGGAAAGTTAAATCGAGTGTACCGATTTACAAACTGTTTTAACCCGTCTTGAGACACAGCATTCATAGAAATTTCGTGCGTAAATCTAGGAGTAAGTGTTTTGCCAAGTCCGCTGCTAGAACTGTTTGTTGACGTTACTTCTATCTCTTTTCTAAGAACATCAAACGATTTTAATGACCAATTTGCGTGGCTTCCATCTGGAGTTACGTCTCCAAACGTACCTTTAAATTCATAAATTGACCCAGGCTGTCTTTGCGCTGTCTCACCAATGCTGACTAATTGGGTTGGAGGCGTTGACCTAAAGTAAGAAGAAAAAGGATCATAAACATGAATGTGTGTGCCAGAAACCATTACGTAATAGCCAATTGATTCTGCGGTATCTGACAGTAGTTCCCAATCACTTTTACCAGACTGTTCAACTACTTTAAATGTGTAATTGTTGTTTGGAACGGAATATGACAACTTATAACGCTTTGCTAGGGAGGAAACAAGTTTTGGCAAAGTTGTATCAATGTACACTGCGCTTTTTATTTGTTTCATGTCGTAACTTGCCCCAAAACACACTACGCGAGCGGCTTGGATAAGCGATTCATTAACAATTCCCATTCGAGCGTTGGCTTCAACATCAACATACGCAACATAACCAATAAACGTAACCATATTGCTTTCGTTGTTGCCCAAAGCGATTGAGACGGGCAAACCAATGTATTCAGTTACAGCAATACCCGGAAAACCCGAATAGGTAATAATGGCCATGTCATGTTTGTTTTCCGACATGATTAATTCAACAGAAACGATACGGGTGTCAGGCACAGTGGCCCGATCAATAAACACATTTAAAAGCGGAGCGTCGTTATACGCGTTTCTAAAAATCATTGTGGTATTCGAATGACCGTGCCAGGAGTAAGGTCTAGGGGAAATTTAACTTGAGGGTTAATGTCTGCAATACGCCAATATTGTGCGCTGTCTCCGTATAACCGAGCTGCAATGTTTTCAAAAGTATCTCCAGGACCAACTGTATATGTTTGAACACCAACGGAGTAACCAGGTTTTCTTGTAGCCGTTAGCTTTCCGTCTACTGCTGAGTTTTCTCCGTACGTGTACCTAGACAATGTGTAAAGCATCAAAGATTCTCCGGCCATCCGCTGTTTGAAATTGATAAGTTATTAAACAACTCATCTTTATCAGCTCTTAAAGTCCAATTTCCTTTTAGTACTTGTCTAGACTTATAACCTGCTTCAAAACGTCTTGCTTGAATACGCATAGTTAGTTCGACTACAAATTCTTCATTTTTGTAAGGAACAACTACTTGTCCTTGATGTCGTGGTCTAACAAATGTCCAACCCTCATTATCCGTAACCCATTTGTCCCTTATGAAACGCAAGTTAGCATGTCGAATTTCTCCATTACTTGTAATTAAAAATGGATCATCTTTAGTTCCCCACCCCTTTAGATACTCAATTTCAGAAGGAAATGGTTGATCGTAGTCAACTGGAGTAATTGTGCTTCCTGTTGGAGAATGTCGGTTTTTAGTTACTGTACGCGCTGTATCAGGATTATTTTGATCCGCTCCCTTGGCGTATGTATGCCAATACACTTTTATAACTGCCTCATAAAAGAACGTAACTTCTCCACCCGCAGAATTTCCATCTCCTTCATATTGTTTTCTAAATGAAGCACCAGCTTCTGATTCAAAGAAATCCATTTTAAATTCAAAACGTTGCGTTGAATTAGTAAACACAATATCCTGCAAACTGTCTCGATCACCTTGATTAAACCAGCTTCCCATTGAAAAGCCCGCTTGATCAACTGCGCCCTTAAAAAACGAATCAACACCTTGTTGAGTTTGTGTGAGAACATTTTGGTTCTCTTCGATTGGACCAACTGAATCAGCAACACTTGATGCTGGTGTTTGAGACACTGGAATGGTTGCTGTAAGCATTGTTTGTTTTTTATCAAAGCCAATGTACAACGCCTGCATGCTTACCTCAACGCTTGCCTGAGACGGAATGTAGTTTTTTGTAAACTTGTGAAAGTTGATGAGCGTTGAAGTAACAAAACCTTCAATAATCATCCATTTAGAAAACATGACTCTAACAGGAACTGGCGTAATAAACGCAGTATTTCCAAGATTTGGATTTAACGATTGTTCTGACCAGTTCCAAGTCGGTGTAGTCTCTGCTTCTGTCTTTTCTTTGTCCTGATCGTCGGCTGTACTTGGGTCAGGTGCAGGTGGGTTTGCCGCTCGGGCGATTAGTGTTTGTTTAACCATGTTCAACATTTCTTGATTAAACCCTTGACCAACGACGGCGTCTAAAACCATGATGTCAGCAAGAACCCCAAGACCACAAACCCAACTTGGATCATATTGGTTGTTGATAAAGTATTCGGGATCGGTGTTTAAGGTGTTAACAATAAATCCCACGTTCACACTTTTTAGCCCATTTCCAGACCTAAACTTTCGTGAAACCAATTCAGCTTCCCGATTAAACAGTAATTTAAAACTGTATGAGGCCTGCCCTGGGATTGGAACAGCCAATTGTGATGGTTCTTGATTGAAAAAGAATTGTGTTTCGTATGCATTTGCATCCACTGACCGCACAATTGTGTCCGGTTGAAATTGAAAATTGCAGCGACGATTAAAGATTGTTGGGGGATTATCCATTTTTGCGTAAAATTCAGTTAAGCGTCGAATGTATCCACGTTTTGTTCTTATCCGCTGCGGACGCCTTACCTTTGAACCAAGGTCTATAAAAGTGTCTCCCGGATAAATAAACAACGGGTTATCTTGCTGGTTGTTTGGGGTGGCCAGAGGAGTTACATTAAAATTAAATCCTTGACTTTTAAGTTTCGCTTGTACAGCAGCAGTTTTTAATTGTGCTTCTCTTGCGTCCGCTGACCCACTTGTTGCGTTTTGAATAAGTTCGAGATTCTTTTTTTTCGCTGCTCTTTCAACCGCATCTGCTTGTTTTTCCATTACGTTGTCCTCAACAATTCTCGCTTGATTTCTTGCTGCAAGATCCTAGAAATTTCTTGCGCCACTCGCTGAGCATCTTGTGTGTTGTTACCAGTAGATGTAACGTAGATGTTTGGAGCAATATTAACACTTGTTCCACCCTGGATGACAACGCCATTACCCTGTTTAGCGGGTGTGTTAATCGTTGAGTCTCCACCACCAAACCCAAGTGGCATAGTAATTGTTTTTTGTTCAGCTGGTGTGTCGACCACTGGGTCTCCACCACCAAACCCAAGCTCTTTAGTAATTGCTTGGGCCTTTGGCATAATAGACTCGGTGTTGGCAAGCGGATTTCCATCAATGTTCCATGGTGAGTAGTTTCCACCGCCAAACAAAATTCGAGCTGCTTTAACGTTTGTTTCTGGGTCATACAGTTCTTCGTTTTTATCTATCTTAAAATAATTACGTCGCGCAGGACCCATTTTGCCCATCATGTTGATTTGGAACAATCCATATGACAAATCGTCCTTATCATCCGCCTTTACTCCCGGAATCCATCGAGATTCTCTCCATGAAATAGCAAGCATGTTGGTAATGTCTTTTCCTTTAAAACCACGTTTGTGCAAAAGCCTGGCAAGGTCATAGGGATCCATCGGCTGTTTAGACCCGGCAAGGTTTGAATAGTTAGTTTCCTCAGTTTTGCTTGAAGAGTTAGTTGCCCCAGTTCGGTTAGCAACTCCACGAACGGTTGCCGAGCCTCCACCACCATCCATTTTTGCCGCAGTTGCGGCAAACGGTTCCCCAACAATTGACGAAATACTCACTTGACTAAAGGTTTCATAGCTGGAACCAAGGGATCCAGAATTCCCAATTACTTTGTCGCCAACAACGGCCCCGCTATGCGGCTTACCCCTAGCGTCAACTTCTACGTTTGCAGAATCACGCCTTGTTCCAGCCGGTTGCCCCCAAGGCGAGCCCCGTTTTTCGTACTCGAAACGAGAGTCAGGGAGCTCTGCTGGTTGTACGTGCCATGGCTCATTATTAACATTAGCAAATGTCTTAAGACCAAACCTTTCTGCATTTTTGACCACCCAATCAAGATCGCCCACAAGGTCCGCCGCCAAACCAATTTCGTGCATAGAACGACCTGGGGGAGCGGCGGGTGGTCCTGAATGGTGTTTCCAACCTTTTCCATCCCAAGTTAAGTCGGCTTTTTCATTACCTCGCACAGGTCGATAACGGTCATGAAACAGCTTTGTCTGTTCAGCTTCAGATCGATGACCAGTACCAAGGCCTACGTTGGGGTTAGCGGCGAACAGGCGCAACAAACGATCACGGAATTGAGAATTAAGTTTTGCAAAATGCCCAACGTTAGAAAGTTCACCCAGCGTTATTCGCTTAATTGGTTTGTTGTAGCCAATGGGAATTTTTGTCGTCTGTGGGCTTCCGGTTTTAGCGGTAGGCACAGGGTCACCAGACATCAGTGTTGCGCCTGTTGCTATTGCCCCAGCTGAAATTGCTAGAGACGCTCCTCCTGTAAAGGGTGTAAGGCCAGCACCAACCACAGCCCCACCAACCATTAAAGCACCACCAAGAATCTTGCGTCCAATGCTTCCTTTAGTAGATACGCCAGTGCCAACAATTCCAGAAAGTTTGTCTTCAAAAGCTTCAAGTGCCCTGTTTACGCTCTGTATATTTTTTTCCATATCAGCAAAGTTGTCAGCTTGACGTTTGTAAAATTGTTCGTCTCGATTCTCTTTTACACGAATGGTTTCCTCAGCTTGAGTAGCAAAGTTTTGCTCAATCCCCATTACCGAACGGTGTTTTGCGTCTGAAGGGTCGTACATTGTTTTGCTACCAGTTTTTTTCTGATAAGACTGGTTGGCTTCGGCATAATCAAGAACTAGGTCAATCATGTCTGGCGGAACGCCGGATGCTTCAAGCATTGCTCTGGTATTTGACCCTTGTTGGCGGGCCCCAGCCAACCGATCAGCATTTGTAAGACCGGTTCTCTGAACAATTTGTTTAATAACGTTGTCCATTGAGTTTTGCTGACCACCAAAGCCGTACAAACCCGTGCCAAGCATCATGGTCATTCGGTTGTTAACAGCAGCACTTCCCAATGTTCCAGCCATCTGAGCCATTTGCTCGGTGCTGTATGAGTAGCCAGACAGAGCACGAAGACCAGCAATACCAGCATGGTTTAGTTGGGCATTAATACCTGTAGATGCTTGCAAAGAAAGCAACGTATTTATGCCGTTGTAACCAAGTCGAGAACCGCGCATTGGGTCGCGCATATCCTCGATGTATTGCATGTTTGAGATGCCCTTGTTTTGCTGATAGTAAACCGCAAGCTTGTCAACCGACAAAGAACGCATGTAGTTGTTATCAATGCGGGAATCAAGGGCTTGAATTCCAAGATTTAATGCTTGGAACGCAAACATAGCAGCACTAGCTCCACCACCACCACCACCAGGGGCAGCACCACCAGGGGCAGCACCACCAGGAGCACGCGTGTTACCAACAAACACTTGTTGGACGTTGGTCACCGTCCCGCTTTGGTTTACCCCAGATCCAGGGGGGCCCATTGGTAGCGAAATACCAGCACCAGTGGGGTTCTGTGCCCCAGCACCACCACTCTGGGTTCTCTGAATTCCCTGCATCAGTTGCAGGGTCTTATTCAATTTTGTATTGATGTTGGGCAGCGTTTTATTTAAATACTCAAAATCTTTTCTAATCTGATTAATTGACGCAGCAACTTTTTCAATAGCTTTAGTGTCAACATTAAACCTGGCGCGCAGATCACCCATCGCTCTGCCGCGACCACCACCCTGCGAGGGATTTCCCGCAACGCTCGGTTCGTTAGTTGTTACCATTACTCCTGCCTATGCCAGCGACTCATGGCCGCCCAATAAATACGTTGACGCACGGTCATCGTTTTAATATCTTTTAGCGAAAAGCCTTTGTAGACAGAAGCAATTGAATCGTAATCCCAATATGTACCTACTAGATTAGCTGAATAAAAGGGAGGCCCAATTCAACATGATTGGAAAGGGCTTTTCACAATGGGCGCAGTGGGCTTCCACCTCCTTGATTTCTGGCCCCGGTTGAGCTTCTACTAATTTAGAAATAATCAAAGCGCGGTCTTTCATACCAAGGCTCTTTGCCCACTTATTCACATCCTTAGGCTTTTTACCTTCTTCCCATTCCGCACATCGAGCAATCAAAATGGTGTTTTGTTCAGGAATGTTGTTTGCCTTTTTACTAACTACTTGACTATCCGCACCATTGACCAAACGAAAACGCTGGGTGGTTCCGTTACGCAATTTAATTTCAATGGGCTCCTGGGGATTTCCCTTAGGTTTTTTAATTGGAAACTCCGACATTTCAATAAGAACGTCGTTTGACTTTCCACACTGAGGACAATTGATTTGGTACTCACGGTTTTCGCCATAGGTTGCACGAACCGTGGTCAAAAACAAAGTGTCACGATCACCAATGATCAGAGCGTCAATAACTTCCGGATGTTTTTCAATTTGGATGTTTCCAATACAATAAACGCTTCTCTTTAAAAGAGCCGCCATGTACTGCGCATACAACAAATCACCCTTGGCATCCAACGCCGCAAGGGCCTCCTCGTCTTCGCCAGTCAATTCCCTGACAGTTGCGGTAGTTTCCCACTCATTAGTTTCAGTATTTAGTACACCACGAAACAACTCAACGGTTGTATTTGGTGTTAATTCAATTTTGGGGACTGGATCTGCAATAGCAGCCTGAACCGCAAGGGCTTCTGATTGTGTTGCCATATTATGCTCCTAAGTTGTAATCAGTTTGCTTCTGCCAGACTATTAATTTCCCCTGCGTTCCACGCCACGAAAAAACCTTCGTGGTGAATGTTTAACTGTTGAATCATAATGCCGTTGTCACCAGCATTCAAGTCGCTCAAACCGTAAGCACCGGGCCAGCAGTTAAACAGTTTGAATGCCAATTTGATGTTACCAGGCTTGAGATCAGCTGAAGGATCACTGCTATCCCAAGCATAACGAGCATCCCCAGCGGTGTAGGGGTGGTCAAAGACTTTAACCAGAACGTTGCAACGGTAATTGGTTGAATCACCTTGGGCGCCACCAGGAAAACCACCAGTGCCACCGTTGATCCACGAATGAATGAACTTTTGCCACTTCCACAACTGGTCCTGAGTAGCAAACGCTCCACGAGCAAACGAAACTGCTGGGAAGTCTGACTGACCAACCATCTTGTGCGGATGAGTGTTCATACCACCCTCACGATAGGCAATTAGCTCGTTTTGAACTGACAGACCGCCCATCTGGGCAAAACCAAGATCGCCAATGCCAGTCAGCAAGTTTCCAAGAACGCCGGTACCGTCAATGGCTTCAAAACGAATCGTAAACTTAAAGTTACGAAGCGGGTCTGTACGTTGTACTTTAGGCATGATATCTCCTAGATATTGGTAGTGGCCGTTGATCCACCAGCCCATTGGCTGACGGTAATGACAATGAATTCAGCAGGATTTTGCAATGCAACACCCACTTCAATATTAACTTGACCGTCTTCTACCGTGGTTGGCGTGTTGTTTGTCGAGTTACAGACGACGTAGAAAGCTTCTGACGTAGTGTTGCCCTTAAGACCACCGGTTCCCCAGAAAGCCGTAAGAAGTGCTGACACACGGATGGTCAGACCCTCCCACAGACGCACATCGTTCGGCTCAAAAAGTGCATACGCGGTTGAGTCTTTCAACGTTTGCTTAAGGAAGTTTAACGAACGTCGAACCGTAATAAATTTGTCCGCAGTGTTGCGAGCCAAGGTTCGAGCACCATTGATGACGACACCAACGCCGGGGACAATCGTGAACAAGTTGAGTTGCTGGTTCTTGTACAAAGATCCCTGCTCAGTCTCAGTCAGCGTTGCCACCAAACCATAAACATTTCGGATGTCAAGACTGTAGCCAGCTGGTGCTTTTGACACACCACGTGCAATTTCGGAACGAACAAAAGCACCAGCCACAGCCCCACCAGGAAAAGTAGTGCGAATGGAAGCAGCACCAGTCTTAGTTGGATCAAACATCTTTAATGCCGGACCATAAACCGCACCGTAGCTTGACTGGGCGTATGTTGAAACAACAGACTCCAATGCCGATTTACTAGTGGCGGTCTTTGATGTGTCAATAATTAAGAATGAGTTACCCCGCTCTTGCATTTTTGCCAAACCATCATTGACGATGGTTGACGAGGTTTGACCAACCAGATTAAACAAAAGGGTTTGGGTAACGACATCGTAACTATCAAGAGCGGAGGCCCATTCTGTTGAATCCACAGCGCCGCTGCCCTCCGACCCGTTGGCAAAGTTTCCAGTAGTCACATAGTCGTTAGCACCAAGTCCGGCAATGGTAAGAGCTGCGCTTGAGCTAACGGTTGCCACGCTGGCAGTCTTAATGTACGACGAGTACAGATCAAGGACAGAGCCAAGGTAACGGGAATTAGATGGGTCAATTGACAACCCAGACCAATTTTCAACTTCGGTCCCATCAAGTTTTACTGTAACAGCAAACAAAGAGTTGTTAGTAAATTTAGGAGTGGTTGTTGGGGTTTGAAGAGTTGTTTCGTCAAAAGTATAATCAACCGTCAAACTGTTGCCCCAACCTCCGGGAGATTTTGAAACCAATGTCCAAAGATTTGCCGCAGCGCCAACTTCTGGAGTTCCCTGCAAAGTAGAGGTTGCGGTAACTGCAGTCGAGTCAGCAACGCGGGTCACGTACGCGGTTTGACCACCATTTGCAAAATAGTGGTAAACAGCATAGCCAAGATCGTAGTCGTTGGTTAATTCACCAAATAATTGACGATACTGATTCCACGACGTAACAGCAGTTGGGGTAACTGGTCCACGCTCAGCCGTACCCAAAAATGCGGCGGCGGTTACACCACTGTTTGCGTTAATGTTGGTAATAAACGCCGATTCTTTGACGTATACTCCTGGACGCTCGTATGCCATGATGACTCCTATTACGTAGTTTTAAAGTGGAAAGATCACTAATTAAAGACCGATAACTGGTGTTTAATTGTACTATTAATTGTGGACACGGGTTTAACAGATGCCAGATATTCATAATCTTCATATGCCAATTCCGCAGACATCCGCAAGGTAAGTACCTTACGGAAAATACGCTTACGGAACCCAGACTCCATGTCGAGCAGGTCGGCATTGGTCCAGTCCAGTAAGTCAAACCTTCGGGTAGTCCCATCTGCTGGGATAGTTATTGAATTAAAGCGCATCGGGACAGTCTTTTGTAGAATGCCAGCCGTTAGCTCACGATCATGTAAAGCCGTTCTGGTGTAGGTCGACACCTGATAAAGTAAGTCCATAGGAATAAAATCTTGGGTTTTTTTAAATGAAGTTCGTGACGATCCTGACACGCTTGCGCTAGTGCTAGGCCAATAGTCAAAATAGGCAGGGTTTCCGTCCCAGTTATTTGGAGCCCCCGAATAAATCATTAGATCTGAATGCTGACGGTCTGCGGCATGAAGAACGTCAATTAATTCGACAGTAATAAATGGGTAATCACGTTCGGTTTCTGATTCTGGATAACGAAAGAATATGCGGACTGGGCGGGTATTATTGCGGTCATCCGTGATTTTTATATTAGAAAAACGTAGTTTAACAGCTTCGTCCTCTGCTAGCAGGAAGCCAATTTTCATTGCGGCAACCCCAAAAGCTTGTTTAGATTTTGGTTAATTTTTTTACCCAAGTTTTGGTTAGCAGTAACCACTTCATGTCTAATCAAAGATCTGGCAGGGGGACCGTACTCCAAGCGAAAGGCTTTTTGTGCCGAGGCGTTGCCCTTAACCCTATATACAAATGCTAAGTCTTTGGAGTCCCACTCAATAGTAAAGTCTTCAGCAATGTCTTCGTATTGTGCTTCCTTTTGGGGAAGCTCTTTTTGAATGCGAGAGATCTCTGCATCAAGGGCTGGTTCTACAGCAAGTTTAAGATACTCATTAATGTTTAAAACGATGTCCCCCAAGTACAGCAGCGGGGACGGAACTCCAGAAATGAAGTTAGTAGAACTAGAGGACGTAGTCATAGATTGCCACCATGGCACTCCTTAGTTCTAGGCAGTTGTGATGTGCAACGGCGCGTTGCACGGTTTAATCTTATCAGGAAATTGAAGGCAATGAAGCGGGCCAAGGAAAGTTGTCTACCCTCATTGCCTCTGGACCGGGATCGTTGGGCATTTCGTCATCTACGTAGACTTCAATGCCTTCAATAACGACTAACACGTCATCTTTTGCTCGACCACGAACGCGATACATGGTTACTTGGTAATACCTAGCATCGTAAAAAAACATGTCGTTAAGGTGGCGTTGGTACTCAAAGGTGTCGGGAACTCCCGCATCGCGCATGTCGTCAATAGACAAAACAACGTTTACCACTTGGACCGGCTGTCGACCTTCTGGAATAGCTCGCTTAGTGTCTTCAGTTTCAGTTATTTGGATAATAGGTATCGGTATTCCCTTTTTATACTTTTTCCCACCAGACCCAGCTGGACCTTCATCGTATACATCGTCGTAGGAGCTGCCATTAGCGCCAAACGAAATAAACGAAAACCATGTAATGAATTCGCCAGTGCGCTTATGGTAATCCCGGTATTGTTTTCGAATTAATGAAAGTTCTCGTCTGGTATCCATAATTAAATACCGTAAATTGCAGAAGTATTAGACCCAACTCCGGGGGGTGTGTCAATAAAAACGTCGTCAAACAGTTTGTCTTCTGGCTCCTCAATTCCAATAATACCGTCGCTAATTTCTGGAAAAATTCTTTCAATTGGACCAGTTTCACCAAGTTCACGAGCCTTATACAAGGGAACAAGGCGATTTGTAGTCCTAGACACACGACGAAGATTCATAATTTCAATACGATCCAAACCAATGTTGAGAGCCTTGGCCTGTTTTTCGTAGGCTTTAGACCAGTAGTCAAGCAAACTTTGCACCATGCGGTAACGCTGACTTGCCGGGATGTGCACAGACTCAGAAGTCATAACATCAATGTCTCTACTGTATTCCGTCAACAATCCCCACAAAGCATCAACAACTGTTCCCATTCCAATGGTGTCGACAACAATGTCAGACATATTTTCCAAAGCAATGGGTAAGTTGTAAACATGTTGTTCAATAGAGTGGCGTGCATAGAACTTCAAGTCACTTGGCAAAACCCATTCGTAGTAATACCCTTCAACAAGAATTTTGGTTGAAGATGAAAAACTTGTATTAAAACGAATAATTCCATTGCGCTGGTCTAACGAGTAGTACGCGCTTGCAGTTTTGTCGGTTGTAACGGTTACTGGAGACCCGGTTGTATAGGTTGCAATCCATAGGCTGTCAGCATCAATATTTGGGCTTCCTAGTTCGTAGGTTCTACCCACCGCATCAAAAGACACTTGAAAGAATTTAGGAAAATCTCGTAAAAAGCCACGTGCTATATACATGACTTGTTTGACAACGTCCTCATCAAACCCACTGTTAACTAGATCTTGATGAGCCATGTAACAAGTTTACTTTATGTTGAAGGCTGGTCACCAGAGCCAGCGCCGGGAACGGTGTCTTGCAACTGCTGACCAATTGCTGGTTGTTGTTCCCTGAATCGTTGCAACGTAAATCGACGTACTTTTGTAATGTCCTGGACACTGCCGGACGGTAACGGAAGTAGTTCTTCTTCTCTCACAATCCAGCCAAAAAGAACGGATTTAAAGGCTCGTCAAACCCCGGACCAGCGTAAGCAGCAAGGTTTTCCCAAAAAGCTCCTTGTTTTACGTACAAAGAAGATTGTCCTGTTGCAGGGGAAAACGCTGTTCGCACGTACAAGTCTCCGGATGAACCAACGTTTCCGGGAACAGCCGCTCCACTTCTAATAATGGTTCCAATAAATTTACGCTTATCAACGGAGCTTGTTACCCCAAACGTCTCACCAGACTTTCGATACAACGCGTACAGAAGCATCTGTGTGTCTAATAGTGTTGGAAATACAGGATTGGTTGCGTCTGTAGTGCCAGCAACAACAGTCAACACAAACAACGCACCACTTTTCTCCGCTACCACCAAGTCAAAGCGGGGGTCGGAAGCAGCGACAGTAAGTGACAAAGTTGATCCCGAAATGGCTGCGTACTCACCGTTGATAAGAGCCTCACCAGAAGTTAGCGTGATAAGGCCATTACTAGCAGATGAGTACGTGGCATCAAAGCCAGAAAAAACACCGTACTTGTTATTACCAAGCACTGAGAAATCGAGTGAATCAGGTTCTGCTTGATCAAGGCTCTGGATTGCTACCCCAAAACTACTTGCGTTGGGTACTGTAAATCCAGACATTTAAACCTCAGAGAGTGTCGTAAATATTCCCCGTGCTCTTTAGATAATCATACAAACCACGAGGGAGCTTGTATCGGGTTCCGTCTTTAAAATCCCAAGACGATTGACCCCAAAACATTACCCAAGTACCTTTCACGCGTGCAGAAACTGTCCCATCTGGGTCGCCCCCCGGGACAACCGTTGGTTCAATGATTTCAACAGTGTGAAGATTTTCTTCTTCTTGTTCTACAAACTCTTTAATTATTTTTTTACGTGCCATATCGTGTCCTTATTGTGGGTTGTGTGAGGTGGGCAGAATTACCTACCCACCCTAACACAAGTTAAATCAGGCAATTGCACCGCCCTTGGTGTTGATAACGACACGAGACTCGGCGGTAATCATGCCGAAGCCCCAAATCGCGTACCAAGCCAAACCGTGCTCACGACCAAAGTCAATGACACCACCGTCACGGAGTTCAACCGGGAGGGCAATGGCGTGACCGAAGGCGTTGTCACCAATCATCAGAGCGCTGTACGACGCGGCAGCAGGCGGTTGCGTACCAGCCGAGCCGCTGTCGATGTCAGCCGGGCCCTGGCCTTGCTTGACTTGCGTCGTCTCAATGAAGACAACGTCGTACAGGCGGCCAATTTCACCGAGCATGAAGTTGCCCGGGGCAGCGTACTTGGTGACTTCAATGAATTCCGGCCAGTCACGGAGCGCACGACTCTGCGACGGATGGACGAAGCACACGTAGGTGTCGCCCAGACGCGGAATGTTCTGACCAGCCAAGATTTCAACTGCGTCCTTGACGGTTGCAGGAGAGAGATAGCCCGGGCTTGCCGCAGTGCCAACAGTGCCTGCATCGTATGGCGAGATCGTTGTACGAGCACCTTCCGCAACGTTGCGACCAAACACAACTGACGGAGGAACCGCAGCGCCACCAGCAAACGGAACTGCGCTCTGGTACAGCGTGTTGCGAGCTTGAATGTCCATGGACTGCGCCATGTGACGACCCAGCAGGCGCGAGGCCGAGGCCATCACGTCATCGAACGCCGCGTTCAAGAGCAGTTCAGTGACTGCAATGGCTTGACCGTGTTCCGAAACGGTGATCTGGATTTGCGAAGCCGAAAGAGCAACCGGCTCAAGACGAACACCCTCAGTGAGTGTTGCGCCGGTGCTTTCGTTCACGCCAAGATTCGTGTAACGCATAAAGTTAACCGTGAGACCCGGCATGACACCAAGCTCTGTCTTCTTCACTGCGAATTGCTCAAAGCGCAAAACGGGCATCGCCTGGAACAAAATTTCCTTGCTCCAAATTTGCTGGATTGCGGGTGAAAGCGTTGCATCAGACGAGTAACCCGTTGTCGTTACCGACGTAAGTCCCGCGCCTGTGATTGCTCCACCTTGTGGGGCTGGAAGTGCCATGTTAGATTCCTCCGAAAGTTAATGGATGTTTTATTAAAACCGACCTTTTGAGGATCGAGAGTTAAGTAACCTGTCTCTCATTTTAACATACTGATCCATCGACATGTTACGGATGTCTTCCGCAGTCAACGTTTGGTATTCCGCTTGGGTTTCCATAGGTCCAACCGGCGGGGCCGTAACCGGCGCACCTTTCACAGTGCGCGGAGTGGTCGCCTGTTGAACACTAGCAAGTATAGCAGCGCTTCGCTGCTTGAGGATTTCTACTGATGTTTCAATCTCTTCAGGAGACCCACCAGCAATAAGGTCAATAAGTTCCGGAATGATTGTTTCCTGTTCCTCGTGCATGCGGCGCTGACGGTAGGTCTCAAGTTCACGCAACAAACGTTCCTTTTCCAACAATGCCTGTTGCGCCTGGCGCTCCCGCTCAATTTGAGCAAAACGGTTCTGCCACTCAGCGTCGATGTTCTGGATCTTGGCGTTAAACTCGTCCTCTTTTTTGGACAGAAGCTCTTTGGCGCTTAGTTCCTCAAACTCTCGCTTGCGGCGCTCCTCTTCTTCTTTTCGTGCCGTTTCCTGAGCCTGTTTAATGGCGTCCTCACGATCACGAGCAAGAATAGCAAGTTGTTCTTCAAGAACCTTGGTTCGACTATCGGCTTCTTCAAGACGCTTGTACAGTTTGTCTTTTTCTTGCTTACGAATCAGCTCAACGTCTTCTTCAGAAAAGACGCGTTGCTTCTTTCCAGCGACCTCGGCGGCCTCTGCATGGAATGTTTCTGTCGCCTCTGCTGGGACGACAATTTCATCTGTTTCTCGCTTGCTCATAATTTCTCCTATGTGTTGTTAAGCGATTACTAACTGATATTAAATTACTTTTTATTTATCTTCATCAGGTACACGACGTTGGGCGAACCTTGCGCCGTATGCCCTGCTAGTTATTTTGTTCATCAAATCCAGTTCAATGGGGTTTACCCCAGTCCCTGGCAGTACACCCCCACCTTGGGGATTTCCTGCAGTATTAACATTAGCACCTCCAGCGGAGGTCGTTTGCATTCCAGATGCTTCAGGCAACAGGCCGGTAGCAAGCATCACTGCCTGCCCAATTTGAGCACGAACAAGATCAAGCGCACCCTGGTCAACAGCGTCATCCATAAGTTCGTCAAAAATTTCAAGCATTTTTTCATTGGGAAACTCTTCGCCAAGGGCTTTAAGAGCACCCTTTTTTGACTCTAGACCAAGAGCCATTTTTGATTGAACCTCGTTAAGTTTAATTAAAGCATCAACAGGTAGAGGATCCGGCCAGTGGATAGTGGTTTTGTACGTGTTGGGGTCAGCCGGATCAAGTTGCGGAAGTTGATCGGCCTCTGGTTCTGCCGACTGTGTGGGATCGTAAAGCAACAATTGTGGTTCAAAGATTGCCGCAGTACGAATTACAATTTCATTCAAACGTTCGAGGCCTTGAGTAAAGTGGGTTTTTTTCATTTGGTAACGATTCATCAATGGCTGATACTGAATAGCAAGAGCAACACCACTGGTGTTTGAAACTGGTTGAAATTGTCCAAGTGCTGTTTCAGGAACACCCGTAATTTCATGCATTGCTCTCTTAATCATTTGAATGTATTCAAGGGCGCCAGACATTTCCCCCCGAGATTCAAGGTTAAAAACCTGTGCATCTTTGGGTAGCCCTGCCCACACTTTTTTAGGACCACGTTCAAGTTGGCTTGCCTTTGCACCGGTGATGATGGTTACCGGGGCGGCATGGTAGTTGATGATGTCAGATACTTCCGTCATCTTTTCGTTGAGTTCACGATTCAGTTGGATGATGTCCCAAATGTCCGACTGTCCCCAAGGCGACGACGTAATTGTTACGTTTGGAATGTGGACAACAGGAACCATTCCTAAAGCATTGGGGTACTCGTCAATGAGCTCATCATTGATGTATTGTTGAACAGAACCATCGGTCAGTATTTCTGTAAAAGTGTAAACCTGACGAGTTCCTTCAGGAGAAGTCCCCCAAAAACGATACTTTAATTTAAAGCGGATCAAACGTTCACGGTCATGCGGGTGATATTCCGGAAAGCAGTGAGCAGGGTTGAGGGGAAGGATACGAATACGACCAGCTCGCGGCATGCCAGCAACGTCAACGTATGGTTCGTCGTAGGCAACTTTTACAAAACAATCACCAGTAACTGACGCAAGTTGGCCCATTTGCCATAGGAGGTAGTGCTTGTTATTGTGGTTGTCCCACACCTCGTGCAGTAGTCGAGGAATGATCGCTTGATTTTGTTCCGGAACTTTAAATTGCACTCCTTTACCAAAACAAAAGTTGGTAATGAAATCTGACATTGTACGAACGTAATTCATTGTTACGTTGTTGTCTCCCATTTCGCGGCGGTATGACCAGTGGTGTCCGAGATACCACGCCCACGCGGATGAGTAACGGTTTAGACGCGGGCCGTGAACTTCAAACTCTTCATCGGCAAGTTCCACCAAACCTAAAGGGCTGATGGCAACAGTCAAGTCGCTAGATGCCGCCCGGTAAGACGGTGACCAAAAGTCAATGGGCATTAATTAACCTCGATTGAAAAAGAACTACTTTTTCTTTTTTGCAGGGACTTTTGTAGGTGTTGCGCTCTTCTTTTTGTCCTGCTCAACAGCGGCAACCGCCAATTTGACAAGCAACGCCGTGTTTTTATCACCAATCTTAGTGGACAGCCACGAAAGGCCCGCCGCAACTGCCGGGATGGCAAGTGCAACAACTTCAGTAGACACGTTTGCTTTGACAGCAACGTAAGTTAAAACGCCAAGAACAGAGCCCTTAATAACAGCGTCTTGGTGAAACTTTTGTAAATTGTTCATATGATCTCCTAATGTTTCTTAAATTATACAGGTTTGGTGGGTTTTTTGGAAATGTCTGATTCTTGTACGTATGTGTGGTATGGAGCACCAGTATACGGATCAAATTTAGCAGCTGCCGCCAACGCCTTAATTGCATGTTTCTTTGCGGTTCCAAGAGATGTTTTTGTCTTTGTTTGCAATGCATGCAGTGCCCCCATTGCGTATTGGGCTCCCGTTCCCAGGGCGTAAACACCGTTTAAATCGGAATACCACGAGTAATTGCCTTCAATAGTGTAGAGCGTCCCATTGACAGCAACGATGATTGACGAGCCGTGTTCAGCAATGTGTTCTTTTTCGTCGTTGTCTGGGGCGGCATAACCTTGAAGCTCAAAGCACTCCCTCAACGCCGGAATAAATTTAGTTGTAATGAATTGATCAAGTTTTCGACCACGCGTCTTTGGCGGAGGTGCTGGAGGTTGAAAAGCATGGTGGAGCAAGTTAATAGCTCTTACGTCACCGGCGGCCCCCAATAAATATTTACCATTAAACGCAACTTTTCCTGCGTTTTCTTTTAGTGTTACTAATTGAGTGGCATACCCCTCCTCAACAAAATCAGTAACTTGAGAATCGGTACAGATGAGCGCAAACCCATCTCCTTGAATGCCAATAATAGTTGTCATTTTTTATTTTTTGTCTCAATTGTTTTTGCAAAAAGTTCCGTGTTTTCATATATAGCCCAACCACTATAAATTGGAATTACTTCGTATTTAAATCGGTGTTCTCCGTTTGTTTCGTAAGTAACCACACTAAAACCTTGTTGCCAATTTTCATAACGTGTAAGCGGCCTTCCATCAAGATCCACACCACCTCTTGTAGACGGTACAGCACCATCAATCCGAGCAAGACAACCTGGAGACGCAGCCATGATAGTGCGAGGTCCAGAAAAATCTTCACGAGTTTTAAACGCAGTTTCAATTCGATGAATGTGACCATAAATCACGCTCGTTTTTTCATTGTTAAGGTAAACGTGGGCAGTTGAACCGGATGATTTAACACGATCTCCGTGAATAACGCGAAGTTTTTCGTTAATCCAATAATCTGATGCCGGATATCCAGGCCGGTATTCAACACCATATTCCTCCATCCTGCACAAATACGGAATAGTAAGTACAGGCCACGAGTCAGGGATATTTCCTTTTCGCAACCCATACGCTGCTGCCGCATTTGTCAGTAAATATTTTGGCATTCGTTCCTCGTGATTGCCTGCAAGCCAAATGATTTTGGCTTTTGGAGCAGCTGCCCGCATTTGTGCGCAGAATGTAGTAGCGCGGTCAATAGCCGCTTGGGTAGTTTGTTGATAAGCAGGAGTGGTCAAATACTTGCCCATTTCAGGCAAATCTAAGTTATCTCCTACGCACACAATAGTTTCTGGCTGAATCATTGTAATAGCTTCCATTACCACCGCAATAGCTTTTTCGTCGTGAGTTTCGTACAACACGCCGTCTCTGCCGCGATAGTAACCAATTTGTGCGTCTGGAACAATTACGTCTTTTTTAAATGTCCCACGTGTTTTTGTAATTCCTTTTTTCTTTTCAATAATTTGAACGGGACCACGTTGGATTACCGGCCACTCAGGTCCCTGCTCCCATTTAGGAGAAAATTGAATTGCCGCAAGGTCCTGTACTTCTGCTTCATTTTGATCGTTTTTAAACATTTGTTGATACAAAGAAACTTGTTTAATATCACCAATGTCTTCAAGCGAAATGTTTTTTCGTTCAAGCAGCTCAGCAATTTTTCCAAGAAGTTTTTCTTTTTGTTGCGTTTTTA